AACCGTCGCAATGGTAGCCCACGATTCGGCACGCTCACCGTATGCGTTTACGGTCAACGTAGCGCGCTGAATAGCTATGCGGCGGTCCATGCTTCCAAACCTCATACGGCCAAAATATTGCGGTACGGTGAAACAAGCGCATGAATACCTAACGGCAATTCATACAAATTTTGTCGGTTGACTTGCTGGCGGTTTTCGTACAAATGCCCGACCAACAAACGAATGGCGTGCAGTATCGGCTGCGGTACGTCGGCTTCTGCATAGCCCAGGTTCATGTTGATTTGCACCGCGTGAAATGTGTCGTCATACAAATCGGGCGCGTTGTCAAACGTGATTCGTGCGGACTTGGTTTTAATGTCGTACCAATACTTTGAAACGTCCAGGGTTTGCGTGGTGTTGCTGGTGTCGGTATACGTTACGGACGTAATCGAATTGACGGGGCCAACTGGGAACCGCGCGTTATAAAAGAAATCGAGGTAACCGACTGCCGTAACGTCGCCCAGGCGCGTATTGCAATAGTCCTCGATCCACGCAATGGCGGCATCTCGCAAAGCTTCAATTAGCGTGTCCTCGTCGCTGTGGTCAACACGCAAATGGCTCTTCAAATCGGCAACCGTTATAACGCTGTCGAGCGTCGGTGTGCCTGTTATTTCCACGGTCATCATGTCGTAAAAATAAGGACAAAAAAAAGAGGCGACCGAAGCCGCCCCTTTCCCAAATTATCACGCTATGAATTAAGATGCTGCCAAGTCCGTGCAGATGCTCAAAGCGCCTGGCTGACGTACAGCAACGTCGAAGAAACGGTTGACGTGCAAAGTTACTTGCGCGTTGCCCGCTGCACTATATGGGTCCACCAACAAATCTAGCCCCCCGAAGTAACACAGCAGCAAGCCCTGAGCGAAGTTTCCGAATACTACCTGACCTTCACCAGCGTTTGCGTTGTTGATGAGGTAAGGCGTAGCAGTCGCTGGGAATCCGTTGAATTGTCCGTTTTCGAACAAAGCAGAAACACCAGTAACGGCTACCGCGTTTTTGGTCAACTCATACGCCTTTGGACTCATTGCGTAACGCGCTGCGGCCATGTTGCCACCTGCTGCCAATACAGCCGCTTCCATAGCTACAGCCATAGCTGAGAAATCGGTTGTATTACCTGATGCAGCCGTTTGGTCGTTTACATCGCTATCGGCCAAAATCACGTCAAACGCTCGGTCATCAATGTACGCGTTCATCGCTGCGCTCAAGTCGTTCGCGATGAGCGTATCTATGCCCACACCTCCCTGAAGGATGAGTTGTTTTGAATAAGTAGTTTTTGCACTTACTCGCTCAGGCGTCATGCTTACCGAATCCAAGACTAAACCCGCCGCTGTTGAGGCTGCAACCTCATCCGCGCCTGTTCCAGTTGCTTTTGTTCCAACTCGTGGGAACTGCAAATTGCCTGTAGCGTTACGGATAACCGTGGCGCCCAAACCTTCGATAACGGTTGGCGCTCGCAAAGCCTCGATAGCAGCAGGCACAACAGTCGCAACTGCTCCCGCTCCTGATTCACCAGCTCCTGCTTGGTGGTCGTCAGCAGTACGCAAAGCGATTGAAGGAATGGCGATTTGGCCAGTCATCTGCAAGCCCTGTGAACGTGCTTCCTTCTGAGCTTCCTGCGCCCACTCAGCTTCAGCACCTTCCAAGCTGCGACCGTTGGCGATTTGTGCAACGGCACGCGACAAAGAAAACGCGCCGTGTACGCGCTCAACCTCGCGCTGCTCCGACGAAGATACGTTTCCGCTCTGCGCCATGCGTGCAACCATTTCTTGTTCACGCGTCTTGTGCTTAATCTTTACATCCAAGTCGGCTATCATGTTGTCCAACTTGTCGCATCGCTCTTGCTCTGCTTCTGTCAATGAGCGGCCTTCTGAATCCGCTTTTTGTCCGATGGCTACGAACTCCTCGTAATACGCGGAGCGGTAGCCTTTTAAGTCGTTAAGTGTCATATTTGAAAAATTGTTCTCTGATTTCTGCGTAAAGTTACGCGGTTCGGTTTTTATAGTTTCAGGTTCTGCGCGTTCCTCCTGTGCGGGTTCCTGCGTTTCCTGTTCGTCGTTTAATGCCGCCGCTTCCTGCGCCGCCGCTGCCATGTTTCGCGCTGCTACTGTCGTACTTGGTGATGCTGGATACGTCACGGCTGACGTGTCTAACAATCGGCCAATTTTGGTGATGGTCCGTGTGCTGCGGTCCTCGCTCCATTCGTCTTTGTCGATGGTAAACGCAAACGAACTTTGCGTGATATCGCCGCGCTTAATGAGCTTGTAAAGGTCGCGCCCGTCTTGCGTGTCAGCAAGTGCCGCGCGGTACTTTAGGCCTGTTTCGTCAACGCTCAATTCCAGTGTGCCGTTCGTGGTCCGTGCCAGTGGCGCGCCCGTATGATTCAGCAAAAACCGAACGTCATCTTCCAGCACCTCATCAAAGGCGCCGCGCGCTACGGATTCTTTGAAATATCCTAAATCGTACTCAACGTCGAAGTTGCTGGCGTAGCCCTCAACTACCAACGTATCGTCACCTGCTGCGCGGACTTCAGCCGTGCGCAGTTCTACGTTCTCGCCGTATTGCTTACGCAGCTCGGCTATTTCGTGGTTATTTTCTTCTTTCATGGATTTAACTTTTGATTCACTCCAACGCAGCGCGGTATCTCCGCCCCAAAGCAAGTAGGAAATGGTTCCGCACGCTTCGGTATCGTCAGGGTTGTAATAAGTTCGAGCGCGGCTTAAAAAGCTGTACATACGTTTCGTACGTGCTTCGCTCAATGTTTCTTTGTTCGCTAAGATGCGCGCGGTTTCCTTGCCTACCGCCGTCGCGCATTTACCACCTACGGCTTCATTCAGTCGTAGCCCGCGCTTAGCGTTGTTGGTCATCGCTTCGGGGTAATTGTCATACGGCATCGCTCGCGATTTTATCCGAATAAGCACCCAACCTGTCGAGCGCGATGTGGTTCACTTGCACCACATGGGTGTCACCCCCGCTCGTGGGGTTGAGGTCCTCACGTTCTCGGACTTCGTTAATATTTAAAACGCCGTTTTGAAGCATCTGCGTGTAGAAACTCGCACGGCTTTGCATATCGCCACGGTACAAATCATTCAGCAAAAACTTACTGTAAATCTGTGGCCGCTCGCGTGATTGAATCAATTTCCTGTCAATCTCTTGTTCAATTCGCTTTGCCCACGGTGAAATCGTGTGCCGTGCAAATTGCAGATTTTGCTGCTCGACGTTGTTGTATGTCGTCTGCGATTCCAGTTGCACCAGCGTCGGCGGTACGCTAAAAATGCGGCAAATTTCCTCGGCTTGGAACTTACGAGTTTCGATAAATTGCGCTTCGTCGGGGCTGATGGAAATGCGCGAATATTTAAACCCAAAAGGCAGCAATTTAGTGCCCGCTTGACGCGCCGCGCTGTTCCAACTGCCCTGAATAAGGTCCATTTGTTCCTTTTTCAGCGGCTGGTCGCTGGACAAAATGCCCGTCATTTGGCCGCCGCTTCCGAAATATTCCGCACCAAATTCCTCGGCCGCTTTCGCTAAACCAAGGTTTTCTCGGTGCAAACGAATCGGGCTTTTGCGCTGCAAATTGCAGATTTCAAGCATATTTTCCGCCTGAACCATGCCAACATTTTTCACGCTAAAAACGGGTTGACCATTAACGAATTTGCGGTCTACGTCATAGTAATCAAGGCCGATGAGGTTGGTGACATAACCGCGATTATCGCGCTCGATTAAGGCATAACCGCACCCGTGCAGCACCGCCATGCTTACAATAGTTTCCCAAAATTCGTAAGCCGTTTGATATTCGTTCGGGCGGTATTTGATAACGTCGTAAGCTGGGTGAACGTTGGCGGGCTGTATCTCTCTGCCGCTCTTTTCGTACACTTCAAGGCCTAAACTGGCAACCGTTGACGCGATTTTGTACGTGCAAGCGTAAACGGTAGAGATAGTAAGCGCCGTGGCTTCGTTGATATTCGCGCCGCTTACCGTGTGGCCA